ACACGTATTCAGCTTGAATGATTATCAAAGTGAAGTGTTCCCAGCAACAGTTGCAGATGGTTCATTAACACCTGGTTCAGTATACACAATTTACTACTCAGGTAATACTAACTGGACAGCAATTGGATCAGCTAGTAACATGACTGGTGTAACATTCACAGCAGCTAGCGCAGGTGGTTCAGGTACAGGTTTAGCTGTATTGTCTAATGTATATCCAGATGTCATCGCTACATTTGGTACAGCATACGCAGGCAACACATACGGTGGACAACCTCAGCCTATCGTAACTATTAACAACACTTAATAGTCATGCCAGCAGCAGCACGTATCAACAAAATGAAAACAGAAACAGATATTGCTGTACTTCAGGTCCAGGTGTCAAACCTGGACCAGAAGTTTGTTGATTTAAAAGATTGTGTTGACAATCTTGATGATAAAGTAGAACATAATTTCGATAAAATACACGACACACTACGTAATTTCCAAGAAGAAAATCAAAGACAACATAAAGAAGTCAACGGTAAAATTAACAGTTTAGAAAAATGGCGTTGGATGATAATGGGCGGTGCTGCTACAGCAGGCGCGTTAGGATTTCACGTTATTGCTAAGATACTCGGTATGTAATCATATTCACAAGAGATTTTAATTTCTCTTGTACTACATCTATATTGACTGTGCTAAACAATCCACTATGTAATGGTTTAGGATATTGATTTTCGCCTACCCAGGCATATCCACAATGTTCATCATTTAAAATGGGTATAAATTCGTTTTCAACAGCACAAAAGAAAGTATGATATGTAAACGTATTGTTTACAAACTTTTGTATTGGAATTAATTTTGTTATATCAGAGAATTGCATTTCTTCAAAGCATTCTCTTTTAAGACCATCTAACAGTGTTTCGTCTTTTTCAATTTTACCGCCAGGTATACTCCAGTTATAATTTTTATCATTACGCATCAAATACAAAAAACGATTTGTACTTTTGCAGTAAAAGAATATACCGGCGGCTACATTAGACATTATTACTCGTTAATGTTTTCTTCGATGATTGTTTTATTTGGTTTACTATTAGGATTAAATGTATCGGTTTTCATTCCCATCATAGTAGCGAATGAACCTACAAATGCACCAACAACCATACTAAATGCTGGACCTAAAATCTTAAAGATTTCAGCGTTATCAACTACAGTGTTAGGTACAAATAAACCTACTAACATTACTAATACAGTAGATACTAATACGCTACCTAAAACGATAGCCATCAATCTTAATACCCAAATCTGTGTTCTAACTTTTTCTTCTTCAATACTCATATTAATCTCCGTGTGATGTACTATTTAAGAATTAAATTACGATGCTATAATTTCCTTGATCATACCAGCCCTCGTATGATTTCATCCACACTTGTTCTTCTTGAACATATCTATATTGAATATTAGTAGCTAAATTAGTAACAAACTGCGGCGTAGTATCTGTTTGACTATCAAATGCTACAAACCATTCATTTGTAGTACCGTCATATTGTATGATATCATTAGCGTTTGCTACAAAGCCTGGTCCCCATGAAACAGTAGGGCTATCAACTGCACCAATTGGTTCTACAATCAAATATCTGATACCTGGAACAGGTCCGGGTAATCCTGCATTGGGACCTGTGACTTGTGGATTGATTACAGCATTGATAGGATCTAATGTATTTTGAGGTAATGTGTCAGGATCAATATTATAAATTAAGAATCTATCATCTAATGGATTTGGAACAATTGTACCTACAATGTCTGTATCCATATAAGGATTCTCTAGCCATATTTGACTGATACCAGGACGTATTGTTCCGTATACATTAAGTAACGCACTCCAATACAAATCTGTATCAGGAGGTGTTACATTATTAAGATCAGTGTTTGCAGGGTAGAAAGGTTCGTTAGCAGGAAGTAATTGTAACATATTGCCTTGCAACAATAACTTATATCCATATGGTGTAACTTTTAATCTAGTGCCTAATAACAAGTCATCATTTTGTATATCTTGTAATGCATTACCTTGATAGATAGACATAATGATTTTTTCAATAACACCCATTTTAAGAAGTTTAGCAGGTGTGCTTAACCATATAGGCATGTAAAACTTCCAAGTCATAATATCAATAGGATTATTATTGCCAATTGGAATAGTTCTACTTGTAAATGTTAATCCATCTTGGAATACTGAACTTAATGAAGTCCAGTCAATAAAGTTATCAGTGCTTTGTATTTCTAGTGCAGGATTAAACAATGTTCCTAATTGTTCAATCAATTGTAATTTTTGATTATAGTTTGTAGTCCAAAAGTCTACATTTATTTTTAATGTATATGGTACTGGCATTAAACGTTGAATTGAAAATGCTTGACCTTGTGTGGTTTCGTATTGTTGAGTTTCATCATTATAATGGCGTTGTCTCACTTGCAGTTGATCTACAAATGTAGGATCAGTTGTCCATTTTTGATTATATTCTAAACCACTGATATAATAAGTAATCATTGGCGCGGTTGGCAATGTACTTGCACTGTTATTATTAATTACAGTAGCTGCTTGACGACTTTGATCGCCATACATAATAGGTACACGAACATAGATAGGGTTACCAGCTGGATCATTGCCAAATGTAACTTGCCAATTGCTAAAGATTTTTGCAAATTGAATTAAGAATCTGCGTATCTGATTATCGTAAAAAAATTGTGCCATATGTTAATCTACTACTGGTGGTAATGTAGGAGGACTTTGTGTAAGTATTCCTGATAACGGCTGTGCTTGCGTAGTTGTTGTACCGTTTGTAAGCACAGTTGTGTTTGAGTTATTTATGAAGCCTGAAAGTTGTGAAGTATTTGTGTTATCAGCAAAGCCAGTTTGTGTTCTCACGTTTTCGCTGATTCTTACCCAAAGTTTACCGTCCCAACGATACAATATTTGCGGCATATAATCTATACGTAAGTAATAGTCGCCAACTGCTGGGTTTGGTGGGAAAGCTATACCTGCATTAACAGGGAATCCATTTGGAGCATTAGCAGAACCAGTTAAGTAACCTGCACTGTAACCAAACGATTGTGGTGAATAACGTGCAATATATTGGAATCGAGGATCGCAGTCTGCACGATAGTCCATTTGTTGTGTGATATTGCCTGTAAAACCAGGAGCAACTGGGTTCTGATCAGCAGTTGCATAAGTGTTATCGGCAGTACCATATGGGCCTGTGATAGTAGTAAATGTTGTTTCAAATACTAATACTTTATCGCCGCTTACAAATTGTGAATTGTTGCCTAACTTTTCAGGGGCAAGTGTTTCCATTTGCAAATGTGCTTGTACAAATTTATTAATAGAAGGAGCAGTTTTTCTTAGATTATCTAATGCTAACTTACTAATTCTAATAACAGGACTAGAAAATTTATAGTTAGGATTGTTTACAAATTCTATAGTACCAAGAGTTGCTGAAGGATTAGTTCCATCGTAAACTAATACATCTATAGGAGGTGCAGGCTGTCCATCTTCATATGTTAGATATGTATTGCCTTGCGCATCAGTTTCATATGCGCCATATGTTGGAACAACATAAAGGTTACTATTGTTATAGCCTGATTCAGGAACTTCTCTTTCTGCTTCTTGTAATGCAGCATCGTTAATAGCAATATTTGTATTGTATGTACTTAATATTGTGTTTAGTGTAGGATTAGTATCTACTGCCCAATATGTACTATTCGGTGGAGTAATACCTGCTGGTACAGGTTGTAATGATTTATAATTTACACCACCATATGTAATTACATAACCTTGTGGATAAGTTTTTGCTGGATCAAATATACCAAGATAGTTGTCTGTGTTTGTTGGTGCAGTAAGTACCTGCGAAAATTCTTCACTGCTAACAAGTGGTTCACATTTAATACGCCACAAATGCGGATACCATGTAGGACTAAATCCTTCACTAGCCCAGTTAGCATCTGTAATTTGCATAAAGCGTTTTAATGGTACAGGCACTGTAGCACTATCTAATGGGTCATAATCTAATAAGTGTGGCAATTCAATTACATCACCTACCATTAACTTTCTACCTACTTGTTCAATCATATCATTGTAATGAACAGTAATAAAAATAATATTGTTGTTTAAGAATAAACCAAATTGACTTAAATCAAAATCTAAATTCTGTACGTTGTAGTGTCCGCGTAATCTATAAATGCTAGTATCGTATGTACGATCACGGTTTTCCAAAAACAATAGGTCTTGAATGTTTTTAGGGTTTAGTGTATCATATTGGGGTTGCGTGTAGTCTGTACTAGGACCCTGATTGCTAGGACCCAAATACTTATGAATATATAAGTCAGTGCCGCCAGTAGTAAGCTGCTCTGATATATTCCTGTCAAAGAAGTCATAATCTGAGGTTTTCTGCGGGCGGTATAGGCTGAGCCTAGGCACGTTAAACTCCTACGGCTAGTTTTTTAGCCAATTTATTTGCCTTTAACGTAGCAGTTCTTTTTGCAATTGTTTCAGGACTTAATTTTTTACCATACATATGATTCTCTTCTCCTGACCTAGAACGTTTGTTTATATGCTC